AGCCCTACAGATTTCTCATTGGTCGCGCCACAATGGGACACAGTAAGCCCGCCTAGCCTGATTTGGACAGGTGTAAACGCTACACTTGAGTGGGAAAACGCATTTGGAGGTTTGACATAATGGCAACGGTTACCCCTAATTTTAACTGGCCTGTACCTACTTCGACCGATTTGGTCAAAGATGGAGCTACGGCTATTGAGGCCCTTGGAGACTCTATCGATGCCTCGCTAGTCGATCTTAAAGGTGGCACGACTGGACAGATTTTAGCAAAAGCATCTAACACGGATCTTGATTACTCGTGGATCACAAACGATCAAGGAGACATAACAGCAGTCGTAGCAGGATCAGGTATTGCGGTGACAAGCGGTACTGGGCCCGTACCGTCCGTAGCACTCGATCTAACCGCTGCCAACGTGTTCACGGCTGCACAAACAGCAACAGCCTTAATTGTTACAGGTTCAACAGTGCCTGCAAATGGTGTTTATTTACCTGCTGCCAACACTTTAGGATTTAGCACTAATTCATCTGTTCGTATGAGAATTGACTCAGTAGGAAAAATTGGAATTGGTGCTGCTCCTGCTGCTGGAGATAATATCCAAATTGGTTTGCCTATTACAGGTGGCACAACTTCTCACGGCATAAATATGGCATCGCAAATTGCCTCAGATGTTACAACTGCTGCACGAGGCTATAACACTTTTATTACTACGGCTGCAAGTGCTTTCACCATTACAACCCTTAGCCATTATCGAGCAAGCCTTAGCAGTATTGGTGCAGGTTCAGCAATTACAACACAAGTTGGATTCAACGCAGAATCTACATTGGTTGGTGCAACAAACAACTATGGTTTCCTAGGAAGCATAGCCGCCGCTAGTGGTCGCTGGAACGCTTATATGTCTGGAACGGCTGGCAATTACTTTGCTGGCCGCGTCGGCATAGGTCTTTTGCTTACATCAACCGCACAATTTGGTGTCACAAATGCACAATCAACCACAGACATCACGGTGTTAACACGTAACTTTGCAGCACAAACAGGAGATTCAATTTCAGTTCAAAATAGTGCTTCATCTCCTGTTTGGGGCGTAACAGCCGCAGGATTTATGAAATACATCTCAGGCAATACAGCAACAACAGTTGGCGCAGCCGGTGGTGCTTCAGCACTTCCACTTACACCAACTGGTTATTTAAAAATCGATATCGGCGGCACCGAATTTAAAGTGCCTTACTACGCAGCATAAGGGATGAAATAAATGACAATAGACTACTCAAAGTACATCACAGACGATCAAAAGAAAAAGTTGCTACAGGATCGTTTAGCACAATTCGCAGCTGAAGCATATCAACACTCAATCAATGCTCAAGTGGCCGAGTCACTAGGTAACGATGAGGGCGTAGAAAATGCTACTAACGCGCTATCAATTCTCGAGGCTGCTATCAATACTCACGAGGCAGAATTAAACGGCCTTAAGTAAAATCAATGCTAACGAGCTATAACGGATACCCGGCCTCTAAAGATCCAAACGAGATCGGTATAAAGTCCTACCGTGTACGCGGTACGGATCGTAAGCTAAGGTGCGCCGAGAGTGTTGGGCCTCTCTTGGCGGCCTTTGCTGCCGAGTTTCACGAGCTGATCGAGCCGATCGATGAGGGAACCTTTGATGACTGGGCTTACGCTTTTCGTATGGTGCGCGGTACTACCGATAAGCTCTCGTGCCACTCAAGCGGGACGGCTATCGATCTCAACGCAACAAAGCATCCACTAGGTAAATACGACACTTTCCCGGCTGACAAGGTGCCGATGATCCGAGCACTAGCTAAAAAGTACGGCCTTAAATGGGGCGGAGACTTCAAGAACAGGCCCGACGATATGCACTTTGAGGTAAACGTGACACCGGTAAAGGCAAAAGAGTTAATAAAGAAGTTAGGACTAGGAGATAAAGATGAATAAAAAGCAATTAGAGGCAGCTGCAAAGTCATACGCACGTGCAGCGGTAGCCTCAGTAGTAGCTCTATATATGTCAGGTATTACAGATCCTAAGGTATTGGCTAACGCCTTTATCGCCGGCCTTATCGGCCCTCTTGCTAAGGCACTTCAACCTAGCGAGAAGGCCTACGGCCTCGGCTCAAAATGATCCGGGCCCTGATAGGGGCATTGATGGGGACTTTGCTCTTATCGGGGTGCGGTTATGATGGCTGGGTCAGATATGAGTGCCAAGAATACGAGAACTGGGAAAAGCCTGAGTGCACTTCGCCACAATGCGAGGCTACCGGAGTCTGCACTAAGGATCTTATTACGATCGATGAGTAAAGAAAATAAACGGCTAACGCCTGAGGACATACACGCACGGTTAATCTTTCTGATCGGTGCGGTACTAGCTTTAACCTTTTTTGTAATTACAGGCGGGGCCGTCTACGCCTTGGTGTTTGTTACTCAGCCTGTAGGGGCTCAAGCCCCTAACGATAGAGACTTCATACAGTTACTACAGACCTTGGCTATATTCTTAACTGGGGCTTTAGGTGGAGTACTGGCAGGTAATGGCCTTAAATCTAAGCCTAAGGATACGACAAAGACCGACACGCCAAGCTAGATAGTTGCTTTATGTCAGTTGCTAGCCTCATACTGGGACTACAAACGCCGGGAGGGCTACTCGGTTTGGTAGCTTGCTCGGCCTTAACAAAGGGCGAACAAATGAACAGCTTGGATATATTAATCGGCTTGGCCGCTTGCGGTATGGGTTTTATGTTTATGGTAATCGGATACTCGATAGGATATAAGCACGGACACGGCGAGGGCTTTGTGCGCGGTCGCGCTATAGCCAAGGCTCTCAAAGAGAGCGAGCTAATCTAATGGGATTTTTAGATAACTACGAGGATGTAAACGCTCGTATTAAAAGATTTAGAAGTGAGTATCCGAGCGGTAGATTATGCGCCACGATCGAACACTTAGACATACAGGCCGGCACCGTACTTGTACGAGCTGAGGCATACCGTGAGTATGAGGATGAAAAGCCAAGCGCCGTAGATTATGCGTTTGGTAACGTGGCAGCTTATCCAAATAATATGAAACGCTGGTTTATAGAGGATACCCTTACGAGCAGTTACGGCCGGGTAATCGGGCTTTTAACTCCAAGTCTAGAGTTTAACTCGAGGCCTACGGCTCAAGATATGCAAAAGGTAGAGACTCTGCCCGCTGATCCTGATCCTTGGAGCAAAAAGGCAGCGATCGAAGATATGCCTACTATGGCAAGTGCTATCGGTGAGATCGAACAGAGCTTAGGCGGAGCCTTAGTAGCTGAGCCTCCTCGATGCTCGCACGGCACTATGGTTTGGGCTGAGGGTACGGCTAAAGCTACAGGTAAACCTTGGGCAGCTTACAAGTGCACCGAGAAAAACAGAGCTAGCCAATGTAACCCATATTGGCACGTACTTGGATCGGACGGAAAATGGAAACCTCAAGTATGACCGAGAAAAGCCTATTTGATTACATTAAAGGCAAGTACGTCGAGGATTTAGAAATGTCCGGCGATGCTTTTGAGTACATCGATGCTACGAGTCAGACCTACCGTATGAAGGTAGAGCTCAAGTGTAGACACACTCATTACGACGAGCTTATTTTGGAAAAGGATAAGTACGAGTCGTTGATGCAACAGGCAGACAAGCTTGGGTTTACGCCGTTTTACATAAACTCAACGCCTCAAGGCATATACGCGTTTAATTTACGCAAAATTACGGTTACTTGGACTACACGGCGCTTACCGGCTAGCACTTATAACAAGACTGCACCGGTCGATAAAGAGATAGCGCTGCTACATATTGATAAGGCGGTTAAATTGTAATGGGAGAAATAACGTTTATAAAAGATGGATACGCTACGACTATCCACGATAACGGCGATATGACCGTAGTAGCTATGGATCAATGCGATCAATGCCATAACTGGGTATCAAGTGACGGCGGGCTAAAAGTACGGGACGTAGGCCAAGAGATAGTTATTTGGCTTTGTGCAGAGTGTAGGGCCTAATGAATACATATAAGTACGAGTGCCGTAAGTGTAAAAAGGTTACGGATCAGATCGAGCGCATTATCACAGATAACCTACCGCCTAACGTTAAAACGCTCCAATGTACTAAATGCGGCGTGATGGGTGTGTGTTTAATGGAGGCTCAAGATGCCGACGTATGAGTATGAGTGCATAGTGTGTAACGTGCGATATGAAACTATTGAGAAAATAGCCGAGCACACTACGCCGTATTGTTGCTCGATGATGATGAGGCAGATTTATAGTGCTCCTGGCATTAGCTTTAAGGGCACGGGCTGGGGCCATCAATGATAACCGTATTAATGGGGCCTCCCGGATCGGGTAAATCTACGTGGGTCGATAAACACTATGAACACGGTACACATATATTTAATACTGAGGCAGTACGTACTAGACCCGGTATAGATGTACAAGGCTTTATGCGTTATGAACGTATCAAAGCTATTAAAGCTGCTCAATTAGGGGTAGATGTCATATGCGATGGTACGCACACTATTCCGGGTCATAGGGCCATATGGTTACAGGTAGCTAAAGAGCTGGGTATCGAGACAAAGATCATCGCCTTTGATACGCCATTACTTACGCTATTACAAGTACAAAAAGAGCGCTTACATCCGGCACCGCATAAAGTCGTAGTCGATCATTATCGGCGCTTTCAGCTGCAAAAGCACGTAATTAACCGAGAGCCTTGGCATTACATCGAGGTAATTGTTAGGGGTATTAATGATAAATAGTTATCCACAGAAGTTATACACAGGTGTAAAAGCCCTGTGGGACACGCTCAAGATTACGCTCATACTTGACACCTATTTGACTAAGGGTTTACGCTCCATACTCGCAGGCGAGCCGCTGAGGCGGATAGCTCGCAGGCGTAGTTTGGTGCTTTTGGCCGGGCTATTGCTATTTACGGGAGTAAATCAAGCCTCAGCTATTAATGAGCCAAAAGATGTAAATAGATACAAGCTATACGCACACTTTAAGTTAGTAGATGCAAAGCAGTATCGATGCTTAGAGCTGTTATGGAACCGTGAGTCTAGATGGAATCCAAGAGCTGATAATCCTAAGAGCTCTGCATATGGCATACCTCAACTGCTTAAGCTAAAGGAGAAAGATCCATATAAGCAGATAGATAGAGGACTCAAGTACATCGAGCATAGGCACTCCACACCGTGCAAGGCTTGGGAGTTTCATAAGAGGACTGGTCATTACTAATGGTCAGAGGTAGACAAGATCCAAGAGTGAGCAGTAAATACAAGAAAGCCCGCTTAGTCGCATTAGCTCGTGATGGTTACGTGTGCGCCTATTGCGGTCAGGATGCCGATACGGTGGATC